GCAGAAACATTCCGAGAGCGGAATAAAGTCTACGGCGACAACTACAAGACCGTCGGAGAAGTGATGATCAGTTTGTTCCCCAATGGGGTGCAGCTCAACACAGTCAGCGATTACAACAGCTGGCATCTGTTTGAGTTGATGATCGTCAAGATCACTAGGTTCGCAAACAGCAACCTGAAACACAAAGACTCAATTCATGATGCAGCCGTTTATGCGGCCATGGTTGAATATCTCATCAAGGAGGAGAAACAGTGAGCAACATTTTAATCACAGGCACAGGCAAAGGCTTGGGCAAGGCAATGAAAGAAAAGCTGATCAGCCAAGGCCACAAAGTGATCAGCTTCAATCTTGAGGATGGCAGGGATGTCCGCAGTCCAGACATTTCTGACGTCTGGCGTCAGAAAATTGACGTGTTGATAAACAATGCTGGCGTCAACATAATCGATTGGCTGGAAAACTTCGAGGAATCAGACTGGGACAAAGTCATGGACACCAACGCCAAAGGCATCTACATGATGACCAAGGCTTGCTTGCCAGGACTGATCAAAAGCAAAGGCACAGTCATCAACATCGTAAGCAATGCAGCCCACATGCCTATGACTTGTTCTTTGGCCTACAATGCGTCCAAAGGTGCTGCCCACATCATGACGTTGCAGATGGCCAGAGAGCTGACCAAGAAGCATGGCATAACAGTTTTTGGGATAGCCCCTAACAAACTCTCTGGCACTGGCATGAGTGATGACATCGACAACCAAGTGGTTGCCACTCGTGGCTGGACCAAAGAGCATGCCCAGCAGTATCAACTCAATGGTCTGTTGACAGGCGAAGAAACGCCACCAGAAAGGCTGGCAGAATTTGTCGCTTTTTTACTTCAATCAAAAGATCACCACAAGTACCTGACTGGGTGCATCCTTCCATATGGAGCCTGAAATGAAATTCCAAATTGAACAAATAGCAATCGTCCCGAAAGATCCAATCGCAGCCAAGAAGCTGTTGTCAGAGATTGGGGCAACTGATTGGGCTGAAGATCACGTTGTCGCAACTGGCAATGTTTTCGGCGTTCGCGACACCAACGAAGCTGACTTGTCTTTCAACTATGACCTGTTCTCCGGCAAAGAGTTTGAAGTTTTGGATTATACTTCTGGCCCCAACTGGATTGATTCAAGAGGATCAAGGAACACAGTCAGCCACCTAGGGATGCATTGCAGTGCAGAAGATCTTGTGCATTGGCGAGCGTTCTTCGCAAACCGTGACATCGAAGTGGCGCAAGAAGTTTTCACCGACTCCCACACCAATCCCGTGATTGCAGGAAAACGATCTTACAATTACGTCATATTCGACACGAAGAACATACTGGGCGTTGACCTCAAATTCATCGTTAGGATAAATAAAGATGCTGATAGTCTTTGATCTAGAAACCACAGGTCTGCCCAAAGCGGAAGGTTCTGATCTTGACATGCAGCCCAAGATTATTGAATTCGGTGCGATCAAGCTTACTGAAGAGCTCATTGAGGTTGATCGCCTTGAATTCTTTTGCAACCCCAAGCACATGCTCGATCCAAAGATCACCAAGATCACAGGCATAACAGACGACATGCTCAAAGACCAAAAGCCATTCATCGCACACCTCGACAGATTGAATGAATTCTTTTTGGGAACCAAGCGGATGTTTGCCCACAATCTTGGCTTCGACAGACAGATCTTGAAATTTGAGCTTGAGAGGCTAGACAAGGTCACAAGCTTCCCTTGGCCTTATGAGCACACCTGCACAGTTGAGGTTGGCCAGAGAGTCTGGGGGAAGATGCGCAAGCTGGGCGACATATACGAAGAGCTCTTCGAAGAGAAGATAGAAGGCTCTCACAGGTCAATGAATGATGTTGAAGCAACGCTCCGGATCATTGATTGGTACGCAAAGGAAGGACACATATAAATGTTGAACCTCAAGACACGCACAGAGTATTCGTTCCGCAAGGCATACGGCCCCATACAAAAGGTTGTTGAGTGTTTTGAAGACAAGGCTGTTGGAATATGCGACACAGGAACATGGGGCCACGTCGCATTCTCCAAGCACTGCAAAAAGTCTGGCATCAAGCCTGTGTTTGGTGTTGAGATATCTGTGGTCTTAGATGCCAATGACCGTTCCAAACAAGCCGACAATCCGATGTCATTTCTGGCTTGCAACAATGATGGGTTGGCTGAGATATATGAGCTTGTGTCCCGCAGCACATCCAAAGAGAATTTCTACTATTATCCCCGCATAAGCTATTCAGACCTGTTCGATGTCAGCGAAAACGTGATAATGTTGTCCGGATCGCACCCAGACTGGTCGATGCTTCCTTTGACCAAAAAACACAATCTTTACGTCGAGCTTGGACCAATGAGCTCTCCGAAGTCAGCTGAGTGGGCTGCTCAAAAAGGCTTCAAGACCATAGCCACCAGCGACAACTTTTATCCCAAGCCATCGGACAAAAAGGCTTACGAGGTTTTGTGTGGCCGTAACCGTACAGATCGCAGTGGGCCCATGCACATTCTTGATGAGTGGGAGTGGAAGGCTGCTGTGCCTTGGGGGACGCAAGAAGCCATCGACAACACCTACAAAGTTGCAGAGCTTTGCAATGCTGATCTGCCAGTTGCGCAAATGATCGCATTCCATTCAAAAAAGACTTTGCGAGAGCTTTGCGAAGATGGTGCTCCGGCACTGGGCGTTGACCTGAAAGATCCAGTTTATGCGGCTAGGCTCAAGCGAGAGTTGGACATGATTGCCAGCAAGGAATTTGAGGATTATTTCTTTGTGATTGCTGACATGATTCGTTACGCCAAAGAGCACATGCTGGTTGGCCCTGCTCGTGGATCTTCTGCTGGTTCTTTGGTTTGTTACCTCACTGGCATAACTGACGTTGACCCGATTGTGCACGACCTGTTGTTCGAAAGATTCATCGACATCACCCGAGAAGATCTGCCAGACATCGACATCGACTTTCAAGATGACCGCAGAGAGATGGTTTTCCAATATCTCAGGGACAAGTACGGTGCAGAAAAAGTTGCACACCTCGGGACGGTCAGCCGCTACAAAGCCAAGAGCACAATAGCAGAAGTGGCCAAAGAGCTTGGCATCCCCGCATGGGAAGTCAATGACCTGAAAGGTGCGATCATCGAGCGCAGTGGTGGTGACTCTCGTGCTGCGTTCTGCATCCTCGACACATTCAACGACCTCGACATAGGCAAGGCTGTCTTGGAGAAATTCCCGCAGATGAAAGTTGCGGCAAAGATGGAGAACCACGCACGACACGTTGGTGTGCATGCTGCTGGCATTCTGGTGACTGAAGACCCAGTCAGCAAATATTGCTCCGTCAGTGCGCAGACTGGTGCGGCCCAGATAGACAAAAAAGACGCTGAAGACCTCAACCTGCTGAAGATTGATGCATTGGGCCTCAGAACACTCTCCGTCTTGCAGGACGTTTTGGATCAGGTTGGTTGGGTGCGAGACCAGCTGATCAAGTTTCCTCTGGAAGACAAAAAGGCATTCGCAATATTGAATGATGAGAAATATGCAGGCATATTCCAATTTGAAGGCTACGCGCTGCAAGGTGTGACCAGACAAATGAAAGTGCACAACTTTGAGGACGTTGCAGCCATCACTGCCCTAGCTCGTCCTGGACCACTCAACTCCGGTGGTACGAGCCAGTTTATCAAGCGGCACATAGGAGCAGCACCAGCGGAATACATGCACCCAATGACAGAGCCGATCACAAAGGTGACTCATGGTGTTGTGGTCTATCAAGAACAAGTCATGACCATCGGTCGGGAGATAGGCAAGCTGAGTTGGGAAGATGTTTCATTCCTGCGCAAAGCAATGAGCAAGTCTTATGGCAAAGAATATTTTGACACGTTCTGGGAGAAGTTCAAGGTTGGAGCTGCTGAGAACGGCATACCGGAAGACGTCGCGCAAACAATATGGGACAACATCAACACGATGGGATCTTGGGCGTTCAACCGCAGTCACGCAATATCTTACGGGATGGTGAGCTATTGGTGTTGTGTCTTGAAGAGCAGGTTCCCACTGGAGTATGCTGCTGCTTGCCTCCGTAATGTCAAGGATGACGACCAAGCTGTCAAGCTGTTGAGGGAAGTTGTGTCTGAGGGATTGACTTACAAGCCATTCGACAAATTCAAGTCCAAGGCCAACTGGTCAGTCCAAGACAATGAATTGATCGGTGGGTTGATAGGGATCAAAGGCATCGGCCCCAAAATGGCAGAAGACATAGAAAACAGGCGCAACCTGTCCCAACCATTGACCCCACGGCAAGAAACCCTGCTGAACACAGGCACGACACCCTATGACGATATTTTTGAGTGCGAAAGGAGATTTGGCCACATCAAGAAAGATCCCAAAGCCCACAACATCGGCTCAGCCATAACAGACATCCAAGACCTAGACGGGGACAATCCAGGAACATTCGTTTTCTTCGGCAAGCTCAAAGAGAAGAATTTGAGGGATATGAATGAAGCTGTCAACTTGGCCAAACGTGGTGGTCGCAGAGTTGATCGGAATAACCTTTGGTTGAACGTGACAGCTGAAGATGACACTGGCGCAATCATATGCACAGTCGACAGGTTCAAGTACCAAAAGATGGGCAAGCCCATTGTGGAGGATGGAAAGCTGGGTGAATGGTACTTATTCAAAGGTGTGTTGAAGAATGGGTTCAGGAAGATCTATCTTGAAAAGGTTCGTAAGATGTTGTAAATGTTGAGAGAAAAATTATTTCACTCAAAATTGAAAATAATGATTGCCTTTTCTGGCAATAACGACGATACTCTCTTTATCGGAAGGGAGAGGCCCTGACGGTTTGAGAAAGGAACTAACGATGGAACTTACAAACAACCAGACCCGAGCGATGACTGCTCTTATCAAAAGTTGCCTCGGCAACATGGGCGGCAAAACCCTTGCTGATTTGCAAGACGACCCATTCACATGGGTTGATGCCTCTGATCTCGTTGAAGCTGGCTGGGGCCAAAAAGAAGCTGAAGGCACATTCGGCTCACTGGTCGCTGCTGATTTAGTTTATCTTTATGACCAGCGTTCGGCCGACGATGGGGGCAACTTATATTCGCTGGCTGATGACTGGGATTCTCTCCGTAAATTTCACTCATAATCTAACGGTGGGGCCGAAGCCCCACCGCCTCCTCAAATTTTAGAAAGGAACCAGCAAGTGACAACGATCAATGAAGCAAAAGCCAAGGCAAGGCACATCAAATATCATGTGCGCCAGCGCTTCCTAGAGCAGGAGCGGGAGGCTTATTATAAT